CGTCACCCGCGCGAAACAAGAAGGCCACGACATCGCGGTCGCGGCCACCTACGGCCTCGAAGGCACGCGGTTCGACTGGGAAGAAATCCCCGTCTTCCCCCGAGGGTTAGACGGCTACAGCAACGACGTCATCCCGGCCTACGCGATGGACTGGGGCAAGCCCACCGACCGACAGCCCCTGGTCGTGACCTTGTTCGACTGCTGGGTGTTTCGTGGCGCTGGCTGGAATCTGCTGGAGAACATCGCGTCATGGGTGCCGGTCGATCACTTCCCGGTGCCTGACGGTGTCGCCGATTGGTTGCGCAACGAAAACGTCACCCCGATTGCAATGTCGAAGTTCGGCAAGGACGCCATTGAGCGCCTCGACATTGAGACCCGCTACATCCCCCACGCCATCGACACCACGACGTTTCGCCCGACTGAGATGCTGCAAGGCACCGAGGGCGCAGTCCCCGCACGGCGCTGGATGGGCGTGCCAGATGACGCCTACGTCATCGGCTGCGTTAGCGCCAACAAGGGCACAACCGACCGCAAGTCATTCGCCGAGGCCTTCCTTGCTGCCGGCCTGGTCATGTCTCGCCACGACGACGTCTGGCTGTACTTGCACACTGAGCCGACCACGGCCATGCAGGGCCTCGACCTACGCAAACTGCTGCGGGCGTGCAACGTGCCGATGGAGCGCGTGAAGTTTGTCGACTCCTACTCCTACCGCATGGGCATCCCCAAGGAAGCCCTCGCTGCGATCTACACCGGCATGGACGTCCTACTTCAGCCCTCCCGCGGCGAAGGCTTCGGCATCCCCGCCGTTGAAGCGCAGGCGTGCGGCACTCGCGTCGTAGTATCCGACGCCACCGCCCAGGCCGAGCTGTGCGGCGACGGCTGGAAAGTCGACGTCCAACCGGCTTGGGATCACCCCCAGGGCGCCTGGTTCTTCACCCCAATCGTCGGCAGCATCGTCGACAGCCTGGAAGAGGCCTACGCGCGAGGCCGAGGCCGATCACAGCAGGCCATCGACTTCGCCGCCCAGTACGACGCAGACAAGGTGTTTGACGAGATGTGGCGGCCATTCCTTGCCGAGATGACCCAATGACCACCTTTATGGATCGGTGGCTGTGCACCCGCTACAGCGACCTCGACCGCCGCGGCCCGGCCTTCGACAAGATCACCGCACACCTAGAAAGCCTCGGGCGCGACGTCATCATTGTCGAAACGGGCTGCCTACGCGAGGAAGGCAACTGGGGCGGCGACGGGCAGTCAACGCTGGTCTGGGATGCCTTCGTCAACTACCAGGGCGGCCAGGTCTTCAGCGTCGACCTTGATGTCAAAGCCGCAGCACTCGCCAACTCGCTCACCAGCGACAAGACCCGCGTCGAAGCCAACGACTCCCTCGCCTACCTGCTGCACCTAGCAACACTCGGGCTAAGCGTCGACCTGCTGTATCTGGATTCCTACGACATCGACTGGTCCCAGCCTGAGCCCTCAATGCAGCACCACGTCAAAGAATTAGACGCGGCTTGGCCGATGCTCAAGCCCGGCACCGTCGTCGCCGTCGACGACAACCTGCCCAAGGTGGGCAAGGGCTACCTCGTCGCCCAAGTCGCTAAGCGCGAAGGCTGGACCGTACTGGCTGAGGGATACGTCCTGGCCTGGATTGTGACCTAAGGAGACACCGTGGCGATCACCAACGGCTACGCGACGCTGAACCAGATCAAGGCCGCGCTGCGCATCCCCACCGCTGACGCTGTCGACGACGGCCTGCTGGAAATGGCTGTCGAGTCTGCCTCGCGCCTGATCGACGGCTACTGCAACCGCACCTTCATCAACGCCGGCACCGCGACGCGCTACTACGCGACCCATGACCCTTACGTCGTGCAGATCGACGATGCGCGCTCCATTACCTCGGTGGAGACCTCGACGAGCGAGGATGGCGTCTACGACATTTCTTGGGACGTTACTGCGCACACCGGCGACGTACAGGCTGAGCCCATCAACGACTACATCGGCGGCCTCGTCTGGCCGTACACGCGACTGCGCGCCATTGGTGACTATGTCTTCCCCATCGACCGCGAGACCACCGTCAAAGTGGTCGCATCGTGGGGCTGGCCGACAGTCCCGACCACGGTGCAGCAGGCGACGATCATTCAGGCATCGCGGATCTTCAAGCGCCTGGACAGCCCGCTCGGTGTCGCCGGCTTCGGCGACCTTGGCGTGATGCGCGTATCCCGCGGCCTAGACCCCGACGTCGCGCAACTGATCGAGACCTACCGCCGCTTCACCGGGGTCGCGTAATGGCGACCATGTCCGAGCTGCGCGCCGCGCTCGCCGTCAGACTGGCGACGATCACCGGGCTGCGCACCTCGGCCACACTGCCCGACCAGCCAGCACCGCCGCAGGCTGTTGTCTATCCCGACCGCGTGCTGTACGACACCGCACTCGGGCGCGGCTCCGACGAGTACACCTTCATCGTCCTCGTCATCGTGGGCCGCATCGCGGAACGTTCCGCACAGACCTCGCTCGACGCCTACTGCAACCCCAGTGGGGCGACGTCGATCAAGGCGGCAATCGAGGGCGATTCAACGCTCGGCGGCAAGGCCTTCGATTGTCGAGTCACCGAGATGCGCGGGCAGTCCAGCCTGACCATCGGTGATGCCACCTACCTGACCGCCGAGTTTTCAGTAACCGCTCTCGCCAACTAAGGAGAAGAAATGGCGAAGTTCATCGGCAAGAACACGCGCGTCAAGGTGGGCGACGTCGATCTCACCGGCAATGTGGCGAGTGTGACCATCAACCAGACCGTCGACGAGATCGAAGACACTGCTTTCGGGCAGGCCTCCCGCTCCCGCATCGCCGGCCTCCAGGACGCCAGCGTCACCATCGACTTTCACAGCGACTACGGCTCCGGCTCGGTCAACGAGACGGTCGGCAGCGTATTTGGCGGCACCGCTGAGATCAAGGTGCTCGCTGGGACTGCACTGTCTCAGTCCACCGCGACAGCGACCGCCCCGCTGTACAACGTGACCGTGCTGTGCTCAACGCAGGACGTTGTCAACTCCCAGGTTGGCGACATCTCAACCTTCTCGGTGACCTGGCCCGCAGTGGGCACGGTGACGAAGTCCACGACCGGCACCTTCTAGTCAAGGAGCAACCCTGTGCGCCAGCAATTCAAAATCACCTACCTTGACGGCAAAACCGTCAACGCCTCGGCAGGCCTAGCCGATCAGGTCGCCTACGAGCGCGAGTTCGATCGGTCCATCGCCGAGCTGGCCAGCAACTTCCGTATCACGGACATTTGCTGGCTGGCTTGGCATGGGCTCAAGCGCGTCGACGGCAGCGTGGCTGAGTTCGACACCTGGATCGACACGGTGGAAACCGTCGAGGCGCTGGAAGATGAGGGAATCGTCCCTTTGGAGACAGCTCAGCCCACTGGCTAGTGGCCTACTTGGCCTGCGAGACGGGCATCGCTCCATCGGCCTTGATGGCTGAGTCTGACCGGATGTTGTGGACGATGAGCAAGTACCTGTCGTGGCGCGCACTAGCGGCACAAGGTCACGGGAGGTGACATGGCAAAGGTCGCCGACATTGAGGTCTACGGCCTCAACAAGATGCTCGCCGACTTGCGCAGCCTGCCCAAAGAGGCACAGGACGAGCTGCGGGTTGAGTCCAAGGACATTGCATCGCGGCTCATGGTGCCCTACTGGAAGGCAGCAGCCAGTCAGGCTGGCCCGTGGGGCGGCGAGATCGCAGCAACCGTGCGCGCTAAGCGGGACCGAATCCCCTCGGTGAGCATCGGCAGCAATCGCCGCCGGTTCTCAGGTGGGGCATCGCCGACCGCGGTGCGCTTTCCATCGCACGCCGGCCCCGAAGGTCGAGCAGCTGCCGGTGGCACTTTGCCGGCGACTTTCTACCAGCGCGCGACGGGCTGGATGCAGCAGATGGGCAAGTACAAGCCGCAAGCCTTGAAGGAGTGGTTGACCGCCGTCGACCGCATCAAGCGCAAGTTTGAGAGGGGTTAGTCGTGGCTGCTGGGCGCACCCTGACCGTCAATCTTGTCGCTAACACCAAGTCATTCCGCCGTGGGATGACCTCAGCGGTCAAAAACGCTGAAGGATTCCGCGGCAAGGTTGGGGCAGTCGCCAAGTCGCTCAAGAGCGTCTTGGGCCCGGCGCTGGTTGCTGCCGCTGCTGCCGCTGGTGCCTTTGCCATAAAGATGGGCGCCGACGGTGTCAAGGCAGCAATGGAAAACGAGCGCACCGCCTCAGCACTCGCTAAGACCCTAGAAAACCTTGGCAAGGCCCATGAGGCTGCTGGCGTCGAGCAATTCATCGCGCAGTTGGAATCGTCCACCGGCATCGTTGACGACGATTTGCGCCCCGCCCTAGGCCGCCTACTCATTGCCACGGGTGACGTTGACGAGGCGCAGCAGCTGCTGACAAAGTCTCTTGACGTCGCGGTCGGCACGGGCAAAGAGTTCACCGGCGTTGTCGACGCTATCGCCAAGGCCGTGCAGACCCGCACCGCTGGCCAGTTGTCCCGCTACGGCGTCATCATGGACGACAACACTCTCAAGACTGAGGGTTTTACTGGCGCTCTAAACGGTGCCCTAGATTCCTTCCGCGGATTGCAGCAGGCCGAGGCACGAACCCTTCAAGGCCAGTTGCAAATCTTGCGCGTAGAGGCCGACAACGTCAAAGAAGCATTTGGCCGCGGCCTACTTGGCGCTCTTGGTGACACCGCCGGCGGGGTCGGCAATATCAGCGAAGCCTTGCGCGAATTGCAGCCGCTCTTTGAGGAGATGGGCCGACAAATCGGCGAGGCCGTCATCGCTGCCGGTGAAATCGCTAGAGCATTTGGCGAAGCGGGCGAAGCCGTAGGAGTTGAATACAACGAGCAGGTCGCCGACGCTGCTGGTTACACTTTGGGCCTTACTGGCCTTCTAAAAACTCTAGCCGGAGTTTTGTCGCTGTTTGGTGGCGGCGCTGGCGAAGCAAGCGAATCGACCAGACTGCTGGTAGAGCAGACTGGCGATTACCGCGACGCAGCCGCCCGCGCTCGCCGGACCAACGTGGACTTCACCCAGGGCATAGAAGACCTTGGCGACGAGGCCGAGGAAGCCACCGAAAAAATCTCAGCGCTGGCTGGCTGGATCAGTCGCACTCAGACGATTATGGCCTATGAGGCCGCATGGGATGACCTGCGCGAAACGGTCAAGGAAAACGGCAAAAACTTCGACATTACGACCGAGAAGGGCCGCGACAACACTGCCGCCCTCATCGAGGCTGCTCAACGCACTGCTGATTACGCCGCTACGCAGGAAACGATGGCGAGCAAGATTAGTGTCGCCAATAGTGGCCTTGGAGAGTTGAAGACCTTCCTCGACAGGACAAAGGTCAGCCCTGAAACGCGCCAGCAGTTGCTGGAGCCATTCCAGGCGCTCATTGACGACCTGCGCGAGGCCGGTATTGACGTCACAGGCTTGCAGCTCATGCTTGACGGCCTCAACGGCAAAGTCGTCGACGTCACGATCCGCCTCAACGAGACGTGGGGCGCGCGCGCTGGCGGAGGCGACGGCTACGACTGGCGCAACCAAGCACGCGGCGGCCTTGTTAGCGGCCGGGGCGGCCCCATGTCGGACATGATCCCGACCATGCTGTCCAATGGCGAGTTCGTGGTGCGCGCCCAGGCGGTCAACTCTTTCGGTCCTGACTTCTTTGCAGCGCTCAACCGCGGCATCAACCCGCTGGCTGGCATGGATGCCCCACGCATGTCTGACCGCTCCAGCGGGCCGAGTCGCAGCATGGTGATTGAGAACATCAACGTGACCGCGGCGAGCAACGAGCCTGCCGAGGTTACTGTCCCCCGCGCCCTGCGGCGCCTGGCCTGGGTGAGTGGTTTGGATGGCTGAGGCCTACTACATCGACGACATTGACCTGTCGACGCTCATGACGATTCAGCGCGTCGACGCGACAGCGCACGCCCCGGCCTTGCTCCAGTCTGACTACCTTGTGCCCGGTCGCACCGGCGCTGTGGCGGTCAAGCCTTGGTTCGGGCCGTCGCCGCTGTCTATTGGTGGGATCGTGTCGGGCTCATCACGCGGGGAGTATCTAGACCGCATCGCTCGCCTCATCTCAGTCTGCGTCAACTCCGGCCTGCCCTTCACGATGAAGCGCACCTTGCCGCGCGCATCGGGAACAAAGACCGCAACTGCCCGAGCCCGCTACGTCGGCGGCCTGGACTACATCGAGCAGCTGTCGGACAAGGCCGCGCGGGTCATGGCTGACTTCTCGGTCCTGTCGAGTTTCTGGTCGGATGAGGACTACACCACCGCCCAGCCTGCTGGCGCCTCGTTCGGGATCACCACACCGGGCGACACCTCGACCAACGACATCATCGTCACTATCGCGGGCGGCACTTCCCAGCGCGTGACCAACGTGACCACCGGCGACTGGGTTGAGGTTGACGCCTCGACATCGGTGACGCCGATTGTGCTCAACGTTGGAGAGTTCACCGCCGTGCAAGGGTCCAGCAACGTCATCGACAAGGTGTCGTTCAATGCCGACAACTCCACGAAGTACTGGCTGACGATGCGCCCTGGCGCTAATCAGTTCACCCTGACCGGTGGCGGCACCGCTGAAGTCCAATACAAGGCCTATTACCTATGAGCGGCGGCCTGCGCTTCGCGGTCTACGACCCGACCAACACGACCTTCCTCGGCGAGTTGGTCACGCCATCAAAGGCCCAGTTTGTCGACGAGTACAACACCCCCGGCTACGGCACGGTCACGGTGCTGCTCGACTCGGCTGACCCGGCGCTGCTGGTGCGCGACAACGTGGTGCGCGTGATCTATGAGGGCTCAGCCCGGTTCGCCTGGTTCGTGGAGAAACTCGACCGCACGCTGTCTGACGGCAGCGGGCAGCGATCCCTGACCGCCTCGGGTCGTGGCCTGCTGGCCTGGCTGGAAGATGCGGTCGTCTATCCCCAGGGCGGGCTGCGCGAAACCTCACCCGATGAGCGGCCTTTCAACTATGCCGCTGAGGATGGACCGTGGAAAACCTCAGTGACGTGGTCGGCGCCGCAGGGTGTGCAGTGGCGTAACGACAGCACGCCGCGCTCCGGGCTGCCGACAGACTGGCCTGACAATCGAGCGCAGTGGATTTGGTCAACCGACCCCGACAGCCAGACGGTGCCCGAGGGCACGGTCAACTACTTTCGGTCAACGTTCACGCTGAGCAGCTCGACCCGGATGCGATTCTTCGCCACCGCCGACAACTACTTTGACCTGTATCTCGACGGTGCGCTAGTGATGTCCAGCAATCGCTTCAGCGAGAACGCCCCGACGTTCTCTCAGCGGGTCGCCTACACCACGCGCCTAGGCAAAGGAACGCACACGATTGGCGTGCGGGTGCGCAACGGTAAGCGCTGGGAGCGCGACGACGTCAAGATCAACGCCGACGATGACACCCTCGACGTGCCCGACCACGGTCTGGTGGCCGGCACGATTGTCCGGTTTCCCAGCATCGACCGCAGCGGCACCGGCCTGAGCACCGGGACCAACTATTACCTCGTCAACGTTGAGGACGACTCGTTCAAGGTGTCCCTTACAGAGGGTGGCACCGCGGTCAACATTCTCAAAGATGCCCGCGTCGATGTCGCGCTGCGCGCTGACCGGTACGCCGGCTTCTTGATGACCGCGTTCAAGGTCAACTCATCGGGCAGGGTCGACCGCACCACGGCGCCGATTCGCCGCACCGACACCGCCAACTGGGAAGTCGCCACCGAGGAGCCTCTGTGGCGCCCGGCGATGATTGTGCGCGACCTCGTTGAGGAAGCCCAAGATCGTGGCGTGTATCGACTCAGCGACGTCACCTTCGGCTACGACACCGCCAGCCCGACCACGGGGTCATGGACTAACTATGTCGACCTGTTCTTGAAGGTCGGCTCAGACGTGCTCAGCGTGCTGGACTCGATGGTCGACCTTGGTGTCGATTTCTGGATTGACCCGACGACTAACGAGATCAACGCTGCCGAGCCTCGCGGCGCTGACAAGACGGTGCGACTGGAAGTGGCGCGCAACCTGCTGCGCTACGAGACCTCGCAAGAGCCGACCTACAAGACCTCAGCGCTGGTGCAAAACCTCGACGGCTGGCAGCAGGTCGCAGTCGACAACGACAACCTGGGTCGGCGCGAGACGTTCATTGAGGCCGGGCGCACCCGCTCGCGCCAGACCGCGCGCATCATCACCGACAACCTGCTCGCCGAGCTGGGCAGGCAGCGCATCACCGCCAGCACGGTGGAGGCTGTCGTTGTGCCGGGCTGCACGCCTTACGTCGACTTCGACCTGGGCGACACCATTGAGATTCCCGCCCCGACCGGGTCCGGCCATAAGCGGGCCCGCGTGCTCAGCATTGCGATGGTTGACGATCAGGGCACCGCGCGGTTCATGCCCGAGTTGGAGGTGCTCGATGACTGACGGGATGCGCCGCCCACCTCGGTTGTGGGAGCAGAAACTTGAGGGCAAGATTCGCGCGTCCGGCTTGGGCGCGGGCTCAGTCTCTGGCGGCACGTCGCCGATTGTCGGCTCCCCGGCGCCTGGTCCCGGCGGCCCTGGCGAGTCCATTGAGGCGCCCCCGGTTGTCGAGCCCGACCCATCGACCCCGCGCACCCCGGCGACCCCGTCGGTATTCGCCGCTATAGGTGGTCTGTCGGTCATCTGGACCGGCCTCGATGACGACGGCGACCCGTTCCCTGCCGGCACGACAGTCCAGGTGCATGTCTCAGACAGCAGCGGATTCACGCCCGGCTCGGGCACGCTGCGCGGCGTGCTGCGCTCCACTGAGCGCCTAGTCGTCACCGGCCTGACCTCGGGCACCACTTACTACACGGTCTTCGTGCTGGTCTTTCCTGACGGCACGGAGGGCGAGGCCAGCGCTGAGCAGTCATCGAGCGCGGGCTTCGTGCTGTCGACCAACATCGGCACCGGCGAGATCACCGCTGACCTTGTGTCCTTCAATGCTGCGGCCATTGGCGGCATCCAGCAGTTTGTCGGGACCGCGACGCCCACGACGACAGCGGCTGAGGGCTCGACGTGGATCAACACGAGTAATGGCTCCTATTACACGCTGACCGGTGGCTCATGGGTCCAGCGTCAATGGGACAGCGCTGCCATTGCTGCCAATGCGATCAGCACAACCCAACTCGCTGCCGGGGCGATCACGGCAGGGTCAGGCATTATCGGCAGCCTCGCGGTCGGTGACGCTCAGATCGCCAACCTGTCGGCGAGCAAGTTGACGGCTGGCACGATTGACGCCAGCGTCATCACGGTCAGCAACCTCAATGCCAGCAACATCACGACGGGCAACCTCAGCGGCGACCGCATCACCGGCGGCACGATCACGGGCACAACTGTCCAGACGGCAGCGTCCGGCCTGCGCACCCGAATGGTCAGCGGTGATACCGCTATTCAGTGGCTGAACGGGGCGACACTTTACGCGGAGGCTTCACCGGCGGGCTTTTCGGTCCCCGTGGATGGCAGCATCGTTGGCGTCGGCATTTTTGGCAATAGTTTCGGTGTCGATGGTCATCTGTACGTTGACTCATGGACGCAAACCAACAAACTCGAAGTAGTGAGTTCTGCCGCATTTATGCCGGGCGTCTACACGAACAACACCACGGGCATCGACTCGGTGGGCATCAACACCAGCAACCGCCTTCGCCGCATCTCGTCATCTCAGGCCATCAAGTACGACATGGCGGCCCTGTCCGGCACCCTGTCCGATTCGGTCGACGCCGACCGCCAACTTGGTGTCGCCACCGTCGACACCGGCGACGTCCTCGACCTGGCGGTGACTGAGTTCAGCATCATCGACGACGACGAGCCCACCGACCGCAGGGTGCTGGGCTTCATCGCTGACGACGTTGCCGACAAGCTGCCCATCGCGGCCACCTACGACGCCGAGGGCACACCGTCGGGCGTGCTCGACACCGCCATCCTCGCCAGCCTGCTCGCCGTGGTCAAAGAGCAGCAGCAGACCATCGCCGACCTCACCGCCCGCATCGAAGCCCTGGAGGCGTAATGGCACTACCCGCTAACACCAGCACCGTGGTCGTGCTGGGCACCTTCCTGACACCTGAGGGCGACCCGTCGACGGGCTCGGTCACGTTCACCGCTTCGTCGTGGCTGGACAACTCCGGGGCGAACATCTCCATCCCCAATTCGGCAGTCACCAAGTCACTCGGGACTGCCGGCGACTTCTCAGTCAGCCTGCCCATCACCGACGACCCCGACATCACGCCGCTGGAGTTTGTCTACGCGGTCAACGAGATCGTCGACGGGGTCAGCCGCAACTACAACATTTCCATCCCCGGCACGGTGGCAGCAGGCGGCACGGTCTTTCTCGCCGACCTGGCCCCGGTGGCCCCGGCTGGGCCTGAGTACTACTCCCTGGCCTCGTCGCTGACTATCGGCACGGTGACGACCTTGCCCCAGGGCTCGGCAGCCACCGCGACCATCACCGGCCTCGCCCCCGAGCAGACCCTTGACCTGGGCATCCCCGGTGGCATCCCCGGTACGGCAGCGACCATCACGGTGGGCACGGTCACCTCGGGCACCGCTGGCGGCACCCCGACTGTCACCAACTCCGGCGACTCCACCGCTGCGGTCCTCGACTTCGTGCTCATCCCCGGCGACACCGGCCCACAAGGCGACACCGGCCCGACTGGGGCCACCGGCCCCCAGGGCGACGCCGCCACCATCGAGGTCGGCACCGTCACCACCGGTACTGCCGGCGGCACCGTCTCAGTCACCAACTCGGGCACCACCGGCTCAGCGGTCCTCGACTTCGTCATCCCTCGCGGTGACAAGGGCGACACCGGCGACACCGGCGCAGCTGCCACCATCACTGTCGGCACCGTCACCTCGGTGGCCTTTGGTGGCACGGCTGAGGTCACCAACTCGGGCACCTCGGGGTCGGCGGTGCTGGACTTCGTCCTTGTCACCGGCCCCCAGGGCGACCTGGCCGGCCTATCAGCCACCGCCCCCATCGACTACACAAGTAACACCTTCTCGCTGCTCTACGGGGCTGGACTGGGCACCGCGACCGGCGGCACCTTGGTGGCCGACCTGTCCGACGCCACACCCCAGGCGCTTGGGGCAGCAGCCTCGGGCACCGCTGAGACGATCAGCCGCGCCGACCACGTCCACGCCACACCCTCAGCCGGCGATGTGGGGGCGGTCGGCACGGCCACCACAATCACCGCAGGCACCGGCCTGTCAGGTGGCGGCGATCTCTCAGGAAGCCGTACCCTGGACGTGGAGTTCTCCGACTCCAGCCCGGCAGCCCTCGGCACAGCCGCAGCTGGCACCGCGACCACGGCATCGAGGTCCGACCACATCCACGCTGAACAAGACCTGTCCGGCCTTGTCGCTAAAGCGGAGGTAACTGCCAAGGGCGACCTGATCGTCGCGTCGGGCAATGCCGCTATCAACAATCTGCCCGTCGGCACCGATGGCCAGGTGCTCGTCGCTGACAGCAACGAAACCCTCGGGGTGAAGTGGGCGACCCTCGCTGACTCCGATCCCATCCCGCTCATCTTGGCCCTCGCTTAGGAGACTGCTGTGGCTAATACATTCAAGAACGCAAAGGCGGCCCTGGGCACGGCCCTGGCCGATGTGTACACGGTGCCTGCTGCGACGACGGCCATCGTGATCGGTGTGCATGTCGCCAACATCGGGACCGCCGATCACACGCTGGACATGGTGTGGACTGATGACAGCGACAGCGATACCGCGACGACGTTGGCTGAGGCTGTGGTGGTGCCTGAGAACGCGGCCTATGAGCCTGTCGGCAAGTTGGTTCTTGAGGCTGGTGACAAGATCAGGGCGAACGCTGACGCATCGAGCGCCCTAGAGGTCACGGTAAGCGTGTTGGAGCAGTCCTGATGGGTAGCAATGGTGGCGTGCGTGGCGTGACGAACGCGCCGACGACTTCGCTGGCTTCGGGTCGCTGGTCGGTGAGGGAAGTGTTTCGCGCGGTGAAAGACGCTAGTTGGCCGCGGTTTGTTGTTGACGTTCAGTATCTCGTCATTGCTGGCGGTGGATCGGGCGGGAAGGCCAACGGTGGCGGAGGCGGCGGAGGCGCTGGAGGCTACCGATGCAATGTTTCCGGCGAAAGTAGCGGCGGTGGATCAAGTGCCGAAGTGCCCTTCGAGGCTACCCTCTCAACTGAATACGCGATTACTGTGGGCGCGGGCGGTGCCGCAAGAACTGGGGCAACACCCGATGAGCGCGGCAACCCTGGGAGCAACTCACTGTTTGCATCTTTCACCTCAGCAGGCGGCGGTGGTGGTGGTGCGACGGCAACCGGTCAAGACACGGGCGGCACAGGTGGCAGTGGCGGCGGCGCTGGCGCAGGGGTCACAGGAACGACATCAGGCGGTTCTGGGACTTCAGGACAGGGCTACGCTGGTGGATCTGCCTCAACGAATAATGCCACTTACCGATCATTCGGCGGTGGTGGTGGTGCTGGGGCAGTTGGTGCCAACGGGAGTACGAGCCAGAGCGCAGGCGCTAACGGCGGCACAGGAGTGGCTAGTTCTATAACGGGATCGTCGATCACTCGCGGGGGCGGAGGCGGAGGCGGTCAAGAAACACTTGGAACCGGTGGCTCTGGCGGCGGCGGTAATGGCGGCAACCGAACAACAGCGCCGGAGTCCGGCACGAGCAACACAGGCGGCGGAGGAGGAGGCGAAGGGCGATCAGGTGCTGTGGCGTCGGGCGCTGGTGGCTCGGGTGTCGTCATCCTATCCATCCCTGAGGCCAACACCGCGACGTTCTCCGGAGGCGTGACTATTGAGGGCGGCGCCCCGATTGTGACCGGTGGCCGCAAGGTGTACGTCGTCACCGCTGCCGGTGCCTCCGACACCGTGACATTCTCTTAGGAGTGACTGTGGCTCATTACGCATACCTTGATGGAAACAACATCGTGACCCAGGTCATCGTCGGCAAAGACGAGAACGAGGGCGGGATCGACTGGGAGGCCTACTACGGCGCGGTGCGTACCTCGTACAACACGCACGGCGGCCAACATCCCAACGGCACACCGTTCCGCTACAACTATGCCGGGATTGGCTACACGTTCGACCCTGACTTCGGACCTGACGGCGCGTTCATTCCCCCGCAGCCCTTCCCTTCATGGACGCTGAACTCATCGACTGCTTTGTGGGATGCACCAACGCCAATGCCCGAAACCGAAGGAATGTGGGCGTGGGATGAGGACTCACTCACCTGGGTGGATGTCACTAACCAATAAGTAAGCGACATCGATCTGAGTGCAACACATCCCCGACTGACAGCACCTGGCGCGGTCGGGCCTGGAATATCTACACAGCCAAAGTGTGGCTAGCGCGACGCCCATATCCCTTGCGACCATCGAGCATGGCCGCATTTGTTTGGACGCTGGTGTTCCTGTCGCTGCTGATCGCTCCAGCCATCTACAACTGGTGGGACCAGCGGCGAATCTATCGCCGGGAGTGCGAGGAGTTTGAGCACCGCCACATGGGGATGCCTGACTAAGCAGATCATTGGCTAGCAGCCAAGAGCGTGCATATCTGGTATCCCCGTCAGCCGCAACAATCTGCCCGATCTCGCAACATTCTGCCCCCGACCTCGGGGGTTTTTCTTTGCCCAAGGAGCGCCCGTGGATTGGGAGTTGCTCGAAGAGCTCATTGACTACATCGGCCCATCGACGACCCTGCCCTGATTGAAAGGCACGACAGCGCATGGACACCCCCCAGGTCGACGACTTCTTGATGATGGCTGCTGCCCTAGTCGGCGCCATTGCTGTGATCTCAGGCGGCCTGCTTGCCCTGTATCGCTTTCTCACCTCGGCGATCAGCAAGCGCCTCGACGGCATCGACAGCCAACTCAAGCGCAACGGCGGCTCAAGTCTGCGCGACGCCGTTGACCGCATCGAGGAGCGGCAGGGCGAGATGCGCGACTACGTCGTGCGCACTGCTGACCGGCTAGATGAGCACATCACCTGGCACCTAGATAAGGAGAAGAAATGACCCGCTTCGAGTCGTGGTTCGCCACGTCACCCCTGGCCTCAGCGTTGCGCGTTTTCGCTGCCACTGTCCTCGCCTTGGCGGTTGCTGCTTGGGTCGAGTCCGGCAGCATCTCGGTCGCGCAGTGGGAAACCTGGGTCATCGCCGCCCTCGCCTCATCGGTGCCCGTGATCCTGCGGTGGCTCAATCCCCTTGACGGTGTCTATGGCCGCAACGGTGAGCCCGTCGAGTACGCCGACATCTGGGATGAGGACGACCTGTGAGCGTCTGGCTCACCGACCTCGCTGAGATTCTGCGACAGGCCAACGTCCCCGTCATCGAGGAGACCTACAACCGCGGTCCGTATGCCGGCAAGACCTGGAAACAGGTGGGATTCGGTGGTCGCGGCCTGACGTCCTTCGACTATGTCCTGTGGCATCACGACGCCAGCCCCGAAGGCCCCAGCCCCGGCGCGCTGGAATGGGTCAAGTACATGAGCATCGCCCCCGCTGCTGCGGCCTGGGTCTGCATCGGCTGTGGCGGCAAGCACCTGTCGGGCACCTGGCATGTCTACGCAGCAGGCCTGTCCAATCACGCCGGCACCGGTC